GAATTTATATATGTTTTCATATGCTCTCTAACTGGATCAATAGAGTGGTACATATGAGGATTTTTGTCGTGTACTTTTTGTGCGGCAGCAACATGCTTTGCATATTCACCGTGAGCAGTCTTAGTCATTACAACTTTTGACGTATCATGACCAGGAAGTCTATGATAAACATCAGGATGCTCTGTGAAATTAGATAGGTCTGGACTATAGTTTGCAGTCATAGCCTTTGCTGTGGGACCGACATATTCAGTATGATTGTATATACCAAATTTTGCTTTTTTTATTTTGTCGTGTTCTGGTGTGCCTTTTTTCGCAGAGTATTTGATGACATTTGGTGTGAAGGTGTATTTGTCTCCTTCCTTTTTCTTGTCTTTATCTGAGAATAAAACATCACCTTGATAGACACCTTGTTTTGGTGTTATCTTCGGTAAATGCTGCAATGCAGACTTGAGTTTTTCAACTAGACCCGGTGCGTGACCATGATTCTGTTGAATGTCTTTTTCTGTATAATTAATCTTTGGGTTTTTGTTAAATGCAGACTTAGAAGCAACGAAAAACTTGCCAGTTTCTGGATGATGACCATATACAATAGATGGTGAACCATCATGCTTCATGGTCAATGTTGAATCGTGGGCACCAGCAATAATATGATTGTGGGCTTGATCTAGAGCACCAACGGCATGTTCAAAGCCTTTGGCTCCATCGTTGATAGGATGGTCCTCTAGATGCTCAATGTGCTTGAGTTTTTCGCCTTCCGGTTCTGTAGTTTCTTCTTTTAGAAAAGTCTTGAATTTTTGCATTGATTCCTCAAATGGCAATACCCTGTGATTACCTATTGAGTATTTATACGATTAATTTGTCCATAATATCATAAACTGACTTAGTTTGTACATAGCCCAGACTCTTAATTTTGGTAATATCAAGGACCATGTTTGTGGTTTGTACCACCTTATGAAATGCTGCGGTTTCAATAGTTTCCACATTAGATGATGAACTCAACTTTGTGGCAGCATAGTTAATAGCATCTACCAGCCTGACTGGAACGCCATTACCAATATTATAGATTTCGTTGACTTTTCCTTTTTGCAATACTAGATTAATAGCACGAACCGCATCGTCAACATAGATATAGTCTCTATATGCTTCACCACCATCATACAACGAAACTGTGTTTCCTGCTTTCAGTTCATTGATCATGTATTGCAGAGCATTCTTCTTTTTAGATACCTTGTGGTCAGATTCTCCTAAAACGTTTGCTAGTCTGAGAATCCTGTACTTAATGTTGAACGTTTCACAATATGAAATGAGAAGTTGCTCTGCTGTTCGTTTGGTTATGCTGTAGAATCCTTTCGGATCACAATAAGCAGATTCTTTTGCCGGCAAATCTACATTTCCATATACAAACCAAGAACTAATGAAATTGAAAGTAACATCTTTGTCTTTACATGATTCTAAAGTCTTTATCAATGTTGTTAGATTTGTTTCAATGTCAATATATGGATTTGTGAATACATTATAATTGTCAATTGTAGAGATGAAATAAAGAACTTCATTTGATTTCACTTCATAATCATTTCTATCATTGACAATTACATTTTTAGTTAGTTCAGCATATCTACCACCAACAAATCCAGCACCAAGAACGTTTACCATTTTTGACATACCTTCTCAATATAGTTCAAAATCTTTTCGTTGTATAGAGGAGAGCAACCGATAAAGAATACATTACTTAAAGCTAGATTCGAATTGGGATAATTCTTATAATCATCTAGATGTTTGTATCCTGGATGTAAAAGAATATTCCCGCTAAAGTAGTTTCTAGTTTGAACTTTATTGGATTCAAAATGAGATACTAGCAACTCTTTCATCTCTTGTGATTCGCAATAGATGGGAACACCAAACCAAGAAGGATCTGAGTTTTCTGTAGCATTAATAACTCTTGCACCAGGGATATTATCTTCAATGTATTTTTGAATAGTTTCTTTATATTCTCTGCGTTTACTTTCAAGCATATCAAACTTTTTCAATTGCTCAAGACCAATAGCACCTTGAAGATCAAGAGGTTTTAGATTATATCCGATGTTTGTAAACAGATATTTGTGATCAATAATACCATCGTAATTCTCAAGCCAATTGTCAAATCGTTTACCACAAGTGCCACATTCTAATAGATTGTTTGATCCTACACAGTAGCAATCTCTACCCCACCATGAAATGCTTCTTGCTTCTTTGATGAAATCTTCGTTATCTGAACATACCATACCACCTTCACCTGTGCTAATATGGTGAGCAGGATAGAATGATGTTGTCCATGTATCATAGTAGTCTGTAATTAATCTTCCATTCCAAAGTGAGCCTAGCGAATCACAGTTATCACCAAGTAAAGTAAGACCATGTTTATTGCATATGTCAACAATCACATCCATGTTTGGAGGATTACCCAAAACAGGAGATACAAAAATTGCTCTTGTTTTTGAATTGATCTTTTCTTCAATTTTACTAACATCAAAATTTAATGTTTCAAGTTCAATGTCAATGAAAACTGGTTTCATTCCATTTTGAATAATAGGTGCAATAGTTGTTGGGAACCCGACAGGAGAAACAATAATCTCATCGCCGTCTTGCCACTTGTAATATTTTTTAGCAGCAGTCACCATCACAAGATTTGCTGAACTACCTGAGTTCACCATATGGGAATATTTGACATTGAATCTTTTACTAAAAGCATCTTGAAATTCAGATACTTTTTCTCCAGAAACAATCCATGCACCATTTAGAAGTGCGTCTAGTGCTACTCGTATTTCGTTATGATCCCAAAGTTGACCAGAATACTGCACAAACTGGCCTTCTTGATAATTATCATAATTTTTCACATACTTTGGTTGCACTGATTTTGATAGTGCTTCAATCATTTCATTTGGTGTCATTTAATTTCTCCATATCATAACTCAACTCCATAATGTTTTGCTATTCCATGTTTACCATGAAATCCTAAACTTCTACCTAACCAAGAAGATGACGTATTATGTTCTATGCTAAATTTGTCTACAATGTCACCTTCAGCAAATTTAATACCATAATTTTCTTCAAGTTCTTTTCTATGTATCTTGCAGATAATATTATCTTCAGGAATCACTTTATCACCATATGCATCAAACACATAGTGCTCCGAATTATCTATTACTTCTTGTGAATAATCTGATGTTTTGTACTTAACATCTAGATTCAGTAAAGCATCGTATAGTTTTCTACTTCTCAGACAGAATCCACCATTACCTACCATGCCATTATTCCATCTGGCGCCAATATAATCATAATTTAAGAATTGTTCATCCCATGCACTCCGATTTACAGCAAATCCATCAGCATGAATTATTATGTTGTATGGTTCAGTAACAACATGAGGTACTAATTTCAAGGTTATAAAATTATATTCATCAGTATATCGTTTGAATTTGTTTATTTTTATCCAAGTTACAGGAAACTCATCCGAGATTAGATTAACATCACTAAACCAATATACTCTGCTTATAGGAATACACTTGATCGTGCTTCGTATTGCACGAATTGTTGGTTCGTAATCTAAGGCATCAATACAAGTTAAACTAATCATATGGATAGTGATCTACAAAAGTTCCTGCTGCATGAGCATATTGAAGAACATCATGGCCAAAGAAGTTTCTGTATAGGTCTAGTACATGCACTTGATCTAATAAGTTTTTATCTTTTACAGAATCATACCAAACATATTCTAAGTCTTTTTCGCATCGCCATAATTCATTCATTGATAATGTTTCTCTAAAGAATGCAATCTCAGAAAAATACATCTGAGTTCCTAACGTAATATCGTTACCCCATTTTGCTGTGACCGCTTTCTTATTAGTTTCTTTACACTTCTGTATGATATCATGATAATCTAAATCTGGCTTATTATCATATGCCATCTTCAGTAGATATTTGAAATTTTCAGGTATTAATTTTACTGCATTTCTCATAAGTGTCAACTCTGCGACACCATGATTTGTCGTTCTTTGTGGAACGTCATCAAAAGAAAATCTATTGTCTTTATCATAAACAAATACATCACAATAATTTTGTGTATCAACGTCTACAGGTGAGTGTGTAGTAAGAATAACATAATGACCTTTTTCAGACAACATTTTACAGATTGTCTTAGTCATTTTTCTTTTTTCTTCTTGAAAATTACCTCCACAATAAGAGGTAACTATGATTGCCGTATCGTTCATACTGTTCTGTAAGTAAAGGTTTCTTCCATATCATCTCGGTATGTTTCTGGAGGTAAATACCATCGATTTGTTTCTCCAGGATGCATATCATATGCATTAGGTGCACCACTACCATGCCAACACTCAAGATCAAAACGATGGTGTGGTTGTTCTTCAAATTGTGGCTTGAACATATTTTCTGGTGGAGTTTTTAGTCTACGACACTTCCTTAGATATGATGCTTTTGCCCAGAAAAAGTTACCCGCATAAAAAGGATGTGGCGGGTTATTTAAAAATGCAGCACCACACATGTCATAACCTTCATCAAGCTTTGCAACACAGTCTTTCCATTTCTCTATATTCCAGTATTGCATATATCTTCGCCAGTTTTGATGACCACCAGGACCATGACTTGCTCCTTTGTGTGTCATGAAGCAAACATAAAATTCTTCATCGTTCTCATGACAATATTCTTGCAAATAGTTTACTGAAGTTGCCTCATACCAAGGCTGATAATCTTGATTATAATGTAGAATATCAACGTTCTTTCTGTCTTTCCATCTTTCTTCTAACCAGGAATAGTTATCTCTATCAAAGTGTGCAAAGAAATATGCGTGTTCAACAGCATCAAGCAAACCTGTTTTTTCTAGTAGCTCTGTTTGTTCTACTGTAATATCTTTTCCACAACCAATGTCAACCATGTGACTGAATAATTTAATTCTCATATTAACTCCAAGTTGCTTGTTCAAAGTTATGCCAGTACTGAATGACTCTTCCTTTTCCTAAGGTAGAATAGAAAGGAGTTGTGTGAATAAGACCATGACCAGAATAGAAATATAATATTTCACCTGGTCCACTTTCTAATGCACCAACAAAGTGACTAGTTCCAGTATCACCCCCAAAGAATATTTCACTTGTCATTATGTGATCTAAATTTTCTAGAAAATCTGTAGATTCTTCCCACCCATCAATGTGGCCTATAGTTTCTTCTGTACAAATGATTTTTCTATAATCCGAATATGCTTCGCTCTTAAATCTCTCAAGCATTTTTTCAAAAATATGTTTTGGCCAATTTCTGTATGTGTTGTATTGGGCATTAAATAAAGGACAGATAACTATCTTCTTTTCTTGCTTTTTATTATTTGGGATTCTCACTAAATCACCAGATAATCCTCTAAAATCCCAAAGATTAATATTTTTCCATGAAAGTTCTTTTTCACCTGCGTTATCAGAGAAATAATCTGTATTCTCTAACATAAACTTTAAAAATTTCTGACAGTAATCTGCTGATGACACAGAGTTAGGTAAAAGATGGAATTTTATATTTTTATCTTCTACTTTTCTAAGATATTCAACGACATTTGCTACAGCAACAATATCACCATTTCTGAGAGGGCCACCAAATGCGCCTAAAGGAACATTAATTATCATACTTAAAATCTCTTATATAAACAAGTTTTGATTTTCTATCTTGATAGTAGTGTAGTTTATAATCTTGTTCTACACCCCAACCTTGCCAGTTTCGTATATCTTCATCCCACAAAATGTAACAATCTTTTTTCATCAAATCGGCAACAATACCTATTCCAGTAAATGTGGTAATAAATGGATTTGGATTATGCTTAATTAGAGAACAATTATATATTAAATCTTTTTTATAGTCAAGATATAATGCTTTTTCTTTTGGTACAATTTCTGCACTTTCTATAAGATTAGAATATCTTCTAGTATCAACATCTGGTGCATCTCTAGATGACCATCTATCACCAATGATTAACTTGTCTGTTTGAAAGTCTATATCTAGTTTTGGCACTTTTAATTCAAAATCATCATCAATATCAAAATCTATTTTGTAATTATCTCTGATGAAATTATAAAATCTATGACATGCTATTGGACTGTTACCATGTTGTTTCTCCTCACCAATATCATCCAATAGAATATATCTTTCAGCAATCATGGTTTCTTCATGCATGAATTTTACTTCAGCAAACATCTCTTGCTGCATCAATAATTCTTTTATACCAACAAATCTTTCTAGCCTATCACAAATGACAAATGAGAATTTATACTTTAGTTTTTTATGTAGACCCGATAATGCTGGGAGACAATGCATAAAATCTCCCAGATTATGAATTCTTGGCGAATATATTTTAATCATATTTGATCATTAAATATTCTAAAGATTCTAAACCAATCGTTTGGATCAGCAATATGTAACTGAAAATCTTGTGGGCTTGTCAGATACGACATGAGCAATAATGTTTGATCATCATCAATTAAATTATTTTGTAATAGAACTTCTAGATTTTTGAGAACCAATTGCTTAAGAAGTTCCCATTTCTTTGTTCCTGCTACAATATGACATCCTTGAATGTAAACATCACCTGTATAGATTATATTGTCAATCGGTCTTTCTTTGTGTATAGTATATTGATTGAAGAAATGAATTTTCTCACGATCAAAATTATAAGTCCAACGATTTGATGCTGGTATTGTTTTATCATCACGAACATAACCAAAATCTATCCATGCAGTAAGATCATTACTTATCAGACCTTTCTCAATTGCATCAGTAACATACCAGGCTTTAAAAATATTGACAAGAACATAATCGGCATGCCAATATTCAATCAGTTGAGGATTCACCACTTTACCATAATATGCGGGATCATCCATTACCTTTTGAACCATAGGTTTAATTAGTTCATATCTTTCGGGTAGGTATGAATCTGCAATAACAACTTTCGTCAGTTCTTCCAACCCAACATTTTTTCTGATAGTTTTAACTTTATCTTCAAAATCGGGTGTTGTGTAAATCACCATTTCGTTTTGAAGTTTAGCTAGGTTACTGAAAAAATCAAAATATTGATTTACACTTCTATGCTGATAGAATGGTAACTCTCTACCATGTTTTACTTTTGGTAGATTACCTCTACCAATATCATAGAATGCTGTAACTACTGAAATATCATTATCCATATTTTTTCTCAATCTTTTCTTTCCATTCTGGCACTCTATTATATTGGTGTACCATTACATATTTCTCGCCTTTACTTGTATACACATACTCCCCATCAAAGATAGGCTCAGGACTCAATAGATGGGGTCTGAATCGTTCTATTTTATTTGGGTCTACAGTAGTCCCACATTCACATGCCCAATTTGTATCGTGGTCATTGAACTTGGTAAGTGAGTGATATGGTTCGATTGATAACATAGCATTAACACCAGCTTGATCTGGAGTTGGATGTGGAATATTGTTAATAGCCAAAGAAACAGCTAATGAAAAGTTTTTAAACATCTCAAACTCGCCAGCCATTGATCCGGCATTGTAGATCGGTCTGTCCTTCATGTGATGATATAGTTGAGGAAAACATTCCATCATGTTTTGATTTCCCCATGTTTCGTCTTTGTACAATAGACCTTCACATCCATAATTTAATTTTTTATCGCCGAGATGATTTTCTAACCACACAGAAGGATCTAGTTGAAATACAACATCAGATATATCTGTAGAAATGACATAACGAATGTCTTTCATTTGAGACAATATTGCCCAATAAAAATAATGTCTAAGCATTGGTACGTGATAAGTTATTCCGTTTGCGTACAAGTATCCATCATCTTTTTCGTTTCTTTGATTTGTTGTTAAGTAAACCTCAACACCTTCATATTTTAGTTTCCTAATTGTATTGTCTGTGATATTAAATGCAACGACTGCGATTCTACCTTTAAATCCGCACTTCTTGATTGAGTTCACCCAATGTTTCATTCTGTCGTACTTGTATTCCGACACGGCACTAATGATCATATCTTGCACAATTCTTCTCCTAAATTTTCAATGATACCTGTGATATAAAATGGGTGAGAAATAAGTTTGAGCTGTTTGATTAGTTTTGTGTTGTCTATGATGAACTGCTCTTTGACAACATCACTGGTACATAAAAACTCACCTTTACCATAACCACGAATTAAATGTTTTGCTACTTTGCCTATTTCAAGACCATAGTTAGAACTTAAATTATATATTCCTGTCAATTTTCTTCTTAAAATTTTATCTAACATACATGCTGATGTAGTCACATCAATAAAGTCTCTTTTTGTTTTTTCGCTAATTGAAAATACAATCTTTTCACTGTGCTTCAATTGATCCATACAGAAGCCCATGAAAGATTGCCTACCCAATTCAAATCCAAACAAATTAGATCCTCTGACTATGACTGCTTTATCCCCAAACTCATTTAGAATTTTATTCTCACAAATCAATTTGTTTTCACTATAGAAGTCAAATGGATTTGTAGGACTTTCTTCTGTATATGTTTTCAGTTCTGATGATGATCCATAAACCTTTCTGGTTGAAATCATTGCATAATGGCAATTATTTTCATACGCAAGTTTTGCTATCTCATAATCAACATCAATTTTTTCATCATATGTTTGAGTTTTAAACACAGGATTCAATGCACAATTGATAACGCCATCATATTGAGAAAAGTCAACATGATGAATATCTTTGTATGCTACAATATCAAAATTTTTCAGTTTAGCTAGTTCATTACCAATAAAACTAGTTTTACCTACTATCAATTGTCTTGCCAAGGAAGTTTTCCTTTATAAAAATCATGCATCACTTTATTACCTTGATCAAAGAATCCTTTTGTCACAGAACCTGCATTACCATCAACTCTGTAGTTGACTGTGTATCTTCTTGTACAATCCCACTTCTGAAAGTTGGTTGCTATTGTATTGAAGAACACTCTATCTTGACCCCACCCACCATGCCACGTAGATGCTAATCTTATCAGGATTTCACGACGAACGCAATAACTATTTGTGTCAATATGGTGTGTATTTGTCCATGCTATCCATTTACCAAGACTTTCACAGTCATCATTACAATAGAAGTTTCCATCTTTGTCGGTAATTTTTCTCAAAGAATACGTCCAATCTAATTCTTTAGATTGAATTGTGTTCACGCAGGACTGAACATGATTATCTTCAAACCAACAATCTTGATCCAGAAACATAACGTAATCTTCATTAACTAAATGGGAGAACGCAGCATAAACTCTATGGCCATAGAATCCATTAGCACCTACGTTGTCTGGCAAGAAACAGAGTTTAATATTTTTATTTGATAGGTAGTTGTCAACAATAACTTTGACTTTACCTCTGAATTGATTACCATCACAGACAATATAACAAGTTGTCGGATAGGTTTGGGATAAAACACTTTCAATGGAGCGTTTTACTGTATCAGCTCCAGTAGTCGGAATAATTACCACTGCACTCATAATAACCTCACTTATCGCTTATGCAATACCCACCTTTAAATTTATAAACACCTGATGTGATTGATATTTGTTCATAGATTTCATTATCATAGCACA